TGGTTTTACTTCATCCGTGTTGATGTCATATACAAATTTTATATCTAAAGGTGCATCTGGAACTATTGTTGCTTCATATTTTGCTGGGATTTCTTGACCACACCAATCTGATGGCGATTTATTAACGACAACAGGATTGAGCTTACAAGCACCAAGCATATCATTTTGCATAAATACATAAAATTTACAGTTTTTGCAGGCCATTAAATGCCCTTAGAGTAGTTAATAATTCTCATGCTATCTTCTTGAAATACGCATAAGTCTGCTGCAACAAGCAGAACCGCCTTAATGACTGATGCTAAATCTTCAGGTCTAAAACTAATGAGTTGTTGTTCTTCATCAACATTGACACCCATCCATACTTTTTCCGTGTATTTAGTTTCAATAATGTCTTTAATTTGGTTCTGCATAACTATCTCCTAAAAAGGAACACTATCATCAATAAAAGGATCAGATTTAGGTAACTCATCCGATCCAGCAGCTTTAAATCCCATAGGTAATTTTTCTTTGCCAATTGAAATGCTAAAAAACTTACCCTTTTTGCCTTCTTTAACCCAACCCGAAAGCCACATTTCTTTACCAGCCACCATAATTGTGCCTGTGTAGTCAGGATGCGAATCACTTTGTTTACGATCATTTTTGAATAAACTCCCTGATCCCTCTTTAGCTATATACGCCATGTTGTTTCCTTTATAAAATATCTTTGGCTATGGTTTTCATTGCTGAACTAGACTTGCTTACTACTGCTGCATTTGCATCATCGTCAGCTTGTACTACTCCTACTACTGCTGCTAATGCGTATCTACGCATATAAGTTAACGCAGACCCTGCGCCTTGAGCATCTACCTTTGACATAGGTAAAGACATTTCTTGCCCAATCCATTCACCAGAGCTATGAGCAAGAATTGTTGTTAATGACATTTCAGCAATAACTGTTTCTCTTTCATTGGCTACTACTGTATTTACAATAGTTTCTCCAGGAAACTGAATAACACTAAGGCCGTTTGCAGCCAAAAGATCACGGCAAGCATCCCACACAGACTCAAGATCAGCGTACTTAGATTTGAAAAACGGATTTTCTGAATCTTTTTTAGCATGAGTAAGTTTTCCCTGAACAATTGACAAAGCAGTTGCTAATTTAGCGATTGACTCTGATTGATTCATGGTGCGCTCCTAAAAATATTGCCAAAGTCATTAAACAATGAAGTTAACGTTTCATTTTTGCAATTTTTTGGTTTGCCACACGCTTGGCGTATGCAATCTACTTGTGCTTGTGACATAAATTCGTTACTGAATTCCATATCATCTAAAGCCTTTTCTAAAAATTCTTCATGCTCTAACATCAGTTGGTGTAATTCACCCATCTAAATTCCCCTTAGATACATAGCGAAATTGCTATAAAATTGATTGTAAGCATATTTCATAGGCTGTCAAGAACTATTTGCAAAATAACGACATACGATGTAAGATAATTGAATGAAGCTAAAACTAACAGATTCAGCAATAATTGATTTGCTAGGTGGTACTACAAAAGTTGCTAAATTGGTAGGTATTTCACCAAATGCTGTATCAATGTGGCGAAAAAACAACATACCATCATCGCAATTTGCATTTTTAGGCGCAACTCTTGAAAAAGAGTCGCATGGTTTAATCACTCGCAAGGATATATTTCCTAAGTCCTGGCACATTATTTGGCCCGAACTACAATGAACAGAGAAGAAATGTTACTTAAAATGCTTGTAAGAGCAGATAAAGAAATTAAACAATTACAATACAGGGCTGATTTTTTAACAAAAGAATTATCACAGCTTAAAGAACGATTAAACTATATGGATCATCAAATTTATGGGGGATCAACAAAATGAAGATAAGCGTAAAAATCATTAAGGAAAACGAAGATGGATCAGCCAACGCTCAAGTTGACTTTGACAAAGAAGGGCTTGAAACCCTTGTCCAATGGGGTCTTGTTAGTATCCTTACCAAAGCAATTGATGAATACCGAATTACACCCGAAAAAGATGGCTCTCCTACTATTGCAAGGGCTAAAGCAGTTGCCCAAAAAAGAACTAAAAAACAAAAATAAGTAGTAAAATCTATGGACAGGCTAGGGTCATCCCCGAAAAGCGATTAGTCACCGCCCGCCCAGTCCACCTTATTTTGACTACCTTTGACAGAGGAATTGTATGCAAAAAGCAGATATATGGATGCCCCTTTATATTGGGGACTATCTAGCAGATACAGCTAGACTTACCACCGAACAGCACGGAGCATATTTATTGCTTCTTATGGATTATTGGCGATCTGGTCGATTGCCAGACAATGATCAAGTTTTAGCTCAGATTTCTAAATTATCGCCTGATGCTTGGGGCAATGCTAAAGCAATGCTTAAGCAATTTTTTAGCATTTCAGATGGTTATTGGATTCACGCTAGAGTTGAAAAAGAATTAAACCTTGCAATGCAAAATAAAGCCAAAATGCACGATAGGGCTTTAAAAGGCGCACAAGCTAGATGGGATAAACAAGAAAATGATGCTACAAGCAATGCACAAGCAATGCTTAAGCAATGCCCATCACCTTCACCATCACCTTTACCTTTAACAACAACTAATAAAAACATAGCACCACCTAAAGGTGTTGATGTGTCTTTATGGAATGATTATTTAAAAGTCCGTAAAGCTGCCAAAAAGCCTCTTACAGACACGGCTTTGAAAGGTTTGATACGAGAGGCTGAAAAGGCTAAAATAACTCTCTCAGATGCCCTGCAAACTTGTTGTGAACGTAGTTGGGTAGGATTTAAAGCTGAGTGGGTAAAAGAAGAAGTTACTAGACACAAACAACTTCCGTTAGTAACAAATGAGCAAATTGAAGAAGCATATAAAATTGAGTGCGGTAAAGACCCAAAATTAGCTCGTTTTGGAAGCTACTACGAAATGAAGGATTATGTCATCAAACAAAGGGAACTGCGATCTAGAACACAAGCATAAATGCGCTGTAAGGTATTTGTTGCACTTACGCCACAAAAAAGGATTAAGTTGGTTTAGAGATTACATCTCGGGCAAGAACTTTAGTAAAGTATTACTAGATGATTTTTATACGCAATACAAACTAGGCAACATGGGGGAATGGAAATGTTGGAAAAATACATTGTTGGGGCAACAGGGTTTGGGTATTTAGTCACAGGAGTTCTACAGTTTCAAAAAGGGGCTACAGCTAATGCAGTAATTTGGATTGGCTATGCTATTGGACAAACTGGCTTATGGATGAACCTTAAATGAGGGCTATATGAATGAGTTGGCTCTTTTCGCAGGCGCTGGTGGAGGAATACTTGGGGGACATCTCCTTGGATGGCGAACAGTCTGTGCCGTTGAATGGGAAGCCTATCCAGCAAGCATATTGTGCGCCAGACAAAATGACAAAATTCTCCCGACTTTCCCGATTTGGGATGATGTTCAAACCTTTGAAGGAAAACCTTGGCGAGGAATTGTTGATGTCGTTTCTGGGGGATTTCCATGTCAAGACATCAGCGCAGCAGGAAAAGGTGATGGACTTGACGGAGAACGGTCAGGAATGTGGAAAGAGATGGCAAGGATTATTAGCGAGGTACGACCCAAATACACATTCATTGAGAACAGTCCAATGCTCACTACTAGAGGACTTGAACGAGTCCTTGCAGACCTGGCCTCGATGGGGTTCGATGCGGAATGGGGAGTGCTTTCAGCAGCCGATGTTGGAGCAAACCATAGAAGGGACAGAATATGGATTGTCGGAAAGAATACCAAACAATTTGGATTTCTTTCACACACCTTGCACGACAGGAATAGATGGGGGGAGCAACAGTCGGAAAGCATTGAAGAAAAGAATGGAAATGTGGCCAACTCCAGTTTGTCAGGATTCACGTCATGCGATCAGCCGTCACTTAGACCCAGAAAACAAGTATTGGAAAAGCAATCTTGGAGAGGTGGTGATGAGTATGGAGACAGAAAATACTGGGAGATTGAACCCAACGTGGGTCGAGTGGCTCATGGGATGGCCTCTAGAGTGGACAGACTTAAAGCCATTGGAAACGGACAAGTCCCACTTTGTGCAGCAACAGCATGGAGATTGTTAAATGAAAGAATTTAACCCATACAACGCTTATGACATTTACGAAAAATACAAAGCGGATTATTCAAAAGCTAAAGGTTATTTAGCAGGGCTTGGCGAAAAAAAGAAAATGATTGTTGCCATTATGATGAAAAAATCTAATGAATCTTCTTTAGGCGCACAAGAACGTGAGGCTTATGCTTCAGCA